CCGCCGAACTCCTCAGCGCAATCGCTGCTCTTGGAGTTGTTGGCAAGGAAGAAGGCGCAGGAGGCGATCAGGCCGTTCATTGATTACCTGGACCTTGGCTTCAAGCCTGCGGCTCACCATGTGATGCTATTGGAGGCTTTGGAGAAGGTCGAGCGGGGCGAGATTGAGCGGCTAATGGTCTGTATGCCGCCTGGCTCTGCCAAGAGCACGTACACCTCGGTTGTGTTCCCGTCGTGGTTCATGGGTCGTAATCCGAAGCTGTCCGTGATTGCTGCAAGCCACACGCAGGAGCTTGCGGAGCGGTTTGGGCGTCGGGTGCGGAACCTGGTCGCGTCTAAGGAGTTCGGCAACGTCTTCGGCATTGGCGTTGCGGACGACTCAGCATCGGCTGGACGGTGGGACACGACAACAGGCGGCGAGTATTTCGCTGCTGGCGTTGGTGGCTCAATCACTGGCCGACGTGCTGACCTTGCGGTCATAGACGACCCGGTGAAAAGTCGAGAGGACGCGGACAGCGAGCGAAGCCGAGAAAAGGCTTGGGATTGGTACACAAACGACCTTCTGACCCGCCTAAAGCCTGGCGCTCGTCAGATTGTTGTGATGACCCGGTGGCATGAGGATGATCTAGGCGGGCGCATCTTGGCCCGTGAGCGTGATCGTTGGCACGTCATCGAGATAGCGATGGAAGCATTGCCAGGTGACCCACTTGGGCGCGCTGTCGGTGATCGTTTGTGGCCTGAGTGGTTCACAGACGACATGGTGAAGGTTGCCAAGATGGACACGCGAGCATGGAATGCGCTGTATCAGCAGCAGCCAGCAAGCGAGGACGGCGACTACTTCAAGGCCGACTGGTTTGCCGAGTACGACCGGGTGCCGAATGGTTTGACCTTCTACGGAGCAAGCGACTACGCGGTAACCGAAGGGTCAGGCGATTACACAGAGCACGGCATTTTCGGCATTGACGCGATGAACAACCTGTTCATTGTTGATTGGTGGCGAGGTCAGTCCACGTCAGATGTGTGGATCGAAAAGAAGTGCGCCCTTATCAAGCAGTACCAGCCAGCATGTTGGTTTGGTGAGGCTGGCCCTATCCGGCGCGCTGTTGAGCCTTACATGGTTCGGCGCATGAATGAGTTGATGGCTTATAGCCGCATCGAGTGGTTGCCAAGCATCAGCGACAAGCCTACGCGGGCACGGAGTTTTCAGGCTCTGGCAAGCATGGGCAAGGTTTTCGTCCCGAAGCACGCGAATTGGAAGTCTGAATTGATGGGGCAGTTGCTCCGCTTCCCTGTCGGCAAGTACGACGACGGGGTTGATGTGTGTTCACTGATTGGGCGTGGTCTTGAGTTGATCCATGCGCCCGCGTCGTCTGCCCCGTTGAACTACGGAAACATCGGAATCGTATGAACGAGAAGCTACGCCAAGTGCTAGACCACGAGATTGAAAGGTCGGTCACTTGGTCTACGTCCGCCATCCGTTCCGAGCAGGAGCGCAACCTTGCGTACTACCTGGGGTTGCCGCTGGGCAACGAGGTTGAGGGCCGCTCGCAGGTTGTGTCGTGGGACGTGTTCGAGGTTGTGGAGTCGGCGCTGCCGTCCTTCCTTGAGCCGCTGTTTGGTGGCGACAACATCGCTGAATTTCAGCCGCGCGGGCCTGAGGATGAGGCTTTCGCAAGCCAAGCAACCGATTACGTCAACTACCTCGTCACCGAGCGCAATGACGGGTTCATGGTGTTCTACACCTGGCTCAAGGACGCGCTGTTGCAGAAGCTGGGTGTGGTTCGGCCTGAGTGGGTCAAGGTTGACCCTGAGCGCACGGAATATGAGGGCCTGACTGCCGAGCAACTGACCATGATGCAGGCAGAGGGCAAGGTGATCGTCGCCGCCTCTGAGCGCATTGTTGATTTCGGCGGAATGCCTGCGCCGGTCTATGACGTGACCGTCGAGACGCAGAACCCCGGCAAGCTGTGCATTCGCAACGTGAAGCCGGTTGATTTCATCATCACCAAGGATGCCCGCACGCCGGATGACGCCTATGTGATCGGTGAGATGGTGACTTACACCCGCTCCGAGTTGAAGGAGATGGGGTTTAAGCGTTGGGCTGATGTGTCCGACTACGACTTCTCTACGCTGGTTGACGACCCGTGGGAAGACGATGTTTTCGATGGCACGGTGACGGTGGAGCTTGAAGAAGTCCGCTTGTTCAAAGGCTTTGTCCGCTGTGACTGCAATGGCGACGGTGTGGCCGAGTGGCGCGAGGTGCTGGTCGGTGGCGGGCCGGATGACATCCTGCAAGACGATGAGGCCGAGGGTCAGGATTACGCTGTCATCACGCCGATCCCGATTCCACACCGTGTGTATGGCATGGCCTACGCCGACCCGGCTGCGGAGATTCAACGCCTGAAGACTGGCCTGACTCGCCAGTATGTTGACTCGCTGTATCTGGCAAACCGTCCTGGCACTTACATCAACATGCAGGCGGCGACGGCGAACACCATCGAGGATTTGTTGTCTGACCGGATTGGCAAGATCATTCGCGGCAACGGCCCGGCAAACACTGCGATCACGCCGATTCAGACAACCATCGTTGCCCGCGAGTCGCTGGAAGGCATCCAGTTCGCCGACACGATGCGCGAAACACGTCTCGGCATCACGAAGTACAACCAAGGGTTGGACAGCGAGAGCCTGAACAAGACAGCTACCGGCATAGGCAAGATCATGCAGGCCAGCGAGCAGCGTCTGAAAATGACGCTTCGCATCATGGCAAACACCGGCATCAAGCGGCTGTATCAGATCATCTTGCGCTTGGTGACTCAACACCAGAACGTGGCCGACGTGGTGCGCCTGCGCAACGAGTGGGTTCCGTTCAACCCGGCTGAGTGGTCGGACAAGATGGATTGCAAGATCGTCGTTGGTTCGACCAATGGCGAGCGGATGGAAGAAGTGCAGATGCTTCAACTGTTCGGGCAGTTCATGCAGCAAGCCGTGCCAATGGGCGTGGCGACAAAACAGAACGTCTATGAGTTCGGCAAGCGCCTGGCTCGTGCTGCCAAGCTGATGGGCGCGGATGTGAAGCTGTTGACCGATCCGGCGCAAAGTCCACCCCAGCAGCCTCAGCCGTCACCTGAGCAGATCAAGGCTCAGATCGAGATGGGCAAGGCTCAGTTTGAGGCCCAAGAGGCCGAGAAGCAGCGCCAGCATGATTTGCAGATGAAGCAGCTTGAGGGTCAGCAGGCCGAGCGGCTGAAGTTGTTTGAACTCGCTGCCGGGATGCTGTCTCGTCCGATGGGTGGAAACATCATCAACGGCACGCAGATGGATCAAGCGGGCCAGGTCATTGGCCCGGCTCAGATCCAGTTTGCCGCGCAGGCCATCAACCAACTCGCTAACGATCTTCAGCAACCGGGGGCGATGTGAACGAACAGCAGCGATTGCAGATCGTCAAGGCAGAACATGCCGAGCGAATCATGGGTGATTCCCTCGTGCAGGAGGCTTTGCAGGCCATTCAGGACGCGATCCGCGAGCAAGTGTTTGCCTTGCCCATCGAGGCATCGCAACAGCGCGAGCAACTGTTTCTGATGGACAAGTGCCGTCAGCAATTCGTGAACCTGTTTGAGTTGGCGATTCGTGGCGGTGAAGTGACCCGCTATGAGTTGCTTGCCGAGCAGAACACCAAGGCGCGACTTGACGCCATCCGTGAACAGACGAGGAACTATGCAGGCTGAACCTAAGAAGCGCGGCCCGATGAGTAAGGCCGACAAAGTGGCGAAGGGTTTGGATGCTGCTTTTGCCGCGCTAACTGTAGCTCCAAAGGCGACATTCACTGTTCCGGTCGAAGTGATCGGCCTGCACGAATACATCAAGACCAAGGAGCGAGACGGCTCCGTGTTGGTCGAAGTCTCGCACCCTGACGCAGTGGATGGCGACATCTACCAAGGCGTCTATAGCGGAATCCGGCTCAAGCGTGGAGTGCTGTGCGCAACGTACAGCGACGGCACGACCGACTAAGCCACAACCCGGCCTGAGCGGTACTCAGGGCGCCAAGTTAGGAACAAGCCAAGGGCTTCGGAGCGATCCGAGGCCCTTTTTCTTTGGCCTCACACCTTGGCGCTTCAAACCTTGGATCAGCAATGTCTGAAGCACTCTCGTTAGACGATTTCGCGACTCAACTGGCGCAATCTGCGCAGTCGGAACAACCGCAAGAAGCGGACTCCGCGCCGGATGAAACGGTGGAGCAGGAATCGGAAGGTCAACAACCGGAGGCGTCTGAAGTCGAGGCCGAGCCCGAAGCGCAAGCAGACGGTGAAGCAGAGGCAGAGGAAGGCCAGGAGGAACAACCGGAAGAACCGGAATCCTCTGATGACCGCGTTGTGAAGTGGACGACCGCAAACGGCGAGGCGTTTGAAGTCACTGAGAAGGAATTGCGCGACGGCTACATGCGCCAGTCGCACTTCACTCAGCAGATGCAGAGCGTGGCTAAGGAGCGCGAGCAAGTTCAGCAGCTCGCGCAACAGCAGATTCAAGAAGTCCAGCAGTTCGCCGCCGAGATTGGTCAGGTGCAAATGCTTGAGTCAACGCTCAAGCAATACCAGCAGGTCAATTGGCAGCAATTGCGGGAAGCAGACCCTGTCTCCTACCAAGAGCACCTGGCGCAGTTCACAGAACTGAAGCAGCAGTACCGCGACGCCTCGGAAGCTCTCGCCCACAAGCGAGGCACCTATGCCCAGCAGTCGGCGCAAAAGCTGGAACAGGAACAAGCCCAACAACGTGCTCTGGCTGAACAGCACTTGGCCCAAGTTTTCCCCGGCATCACCAAGAACGACACGAACGCGATGTTCGAGACGCTGGTGAAGAAGGGCGCCACCAAGCAAGACCTCGCCGTTCTCACAACCCGTCCGTGGGCTGTGGAAATGGCGATCTACGCGCAGAAGTGGCTTGCCCTCCAAGCCGAGAAGCCCAAGGCCGTCAAGAAGGTGGCAAGCGTGCCGCAGAAGCCCTCCAAGGCTGTGCCTGCCGCGCCCACCGAATCCGAAAAACTGGCCAGGTCAATTGCGCAGAAGCGCAGTTTCGGCAGCAACGAATTTGCCGACCTCCTGGCCGCCACTCGCAAGAGGTAAATCATGGCTCAGGCTACCAACTCGTTTGCGACGTTCAACTCGTCGCGCGTCCGTGAACAACTCATGGACAAAATCTGGAACGTGTCCGTTTCGGAAACCCCCACCCTCGCCCTGATCGGCAAAGAAAAGGTCGATGGCCCCTATGTGGAGTGGCTGACCGACTCGTTTGCCGCTGGCGCTGCCAACAAGGTCGAACAAGGCAACATCCCGACCATCGCTGCCACCTCTGACGTGGTTCGCTACGGCAACCGCACACAGATCAGCGAGAAGTCGGGTGCAATCACTGCGACTCAGGATCGCGTCGAAAAGGCTGGCGAGTCCAGCGAATACGACCGCCAAGTGTCGAAGAAGATGGTTGAACTCAAGAAGGACGTTGAGTTTGGTGTCCTGCAAAACACCACTGCCGTCACCGCCGCATCTGGCGTCGCCCCTCAGGCTCGCGGCATGATCGGCTTCATCGCCACCAACGGCTCGCGTGGTTCCGGTGGCGCAGCCCCCAACGCTGTGACCAACACCGCCCCGACCGATGGCACCACTCGCGCCCTGTCGGAGACGCTCCTGAAGGACACGATGAAGCTGATGTTCGACAACGGCGCTCCGGACATGGACAACATCTATGCCCTGATCCCGTCCGCTCAGCGTTCGACCTTCGACACCTTCCTGGCTTCGCAGACTCGCTTCGACAAGGCCGAAGACAAGACCTTGACCGCAACCCTGGAGGTCTACATTGGC